TCGTCGATTGTTTTGGTATTCAAGACACCGCCGTATAATTGATCGGCCATTTCTCCGTCAATGACAATATAGTTATTCAAAACTTCTTGGTTAACATCCAGTTGAGAACTGTCAATAATTGAAAAGTTTGGCTTGATAAAGTTAAAAAAGAAATTTGGATTTTCGTATACACTGAATCGACTACAAGCAACGGTAATGTCTTTGAAATCTGCAGGCTTTAAATTTTTTAAAATACTGGTCACAACCACTGTGGAATCAATTCCGCCACTCCAGTTGATTAACCATTTTTTATTTTTACTTGACCACAATTGTTTTAATCTAAGATCAGTTACGTCGTCAAATGTCGCACGATAATCAGGATCGTAATCGGGCATACGACAATTTAAAATATCAACTATGTCATTCTTTAATGGAAAACTGTTGACTCCGTGTCGGGTATAAGCTCCAAGACTGTCGGGATTGATCTTGGATAATCCTATATACAATTCCCAGTTTAAATCGGGATAGTGTGCAATAACTTCTTTTATACGATCGTGTTCAAGCCCGGTAAATCTTACGTAAATTATTTTATCCATGTTGATGTCTTTGCTCGTAATAGAATGGCAATTTTAGATCTTTGATCAACTCTTCTATTTCTTTTTCGGTGTCGTTGAGATTTCGTCCAAAGTAAAGAGCCCGTAATATATCTTTTCTAAGTTGGTCGTTGACCAACGAGGAATCAGAATCAAGTCCAAGTTCGTTCAAGTTTAAAAAATCATTTAAAAATAAATCAATTTGACTATAGCCATGAGCCCCGTTGATTCCTAGGAAAAGAAGCCAGTACAAACAAAATACAGTCCATTCCTTTTCTTTAACAATGTTATATTTAGAATCATCAAACGGGGTATAACACAAACTTTTGGCAATAACAGTATTATTGCCTTCATTTGTCAATGACTTAAAATCGATATCGCTTCGATTACTCAAAGACCAATTTTCACAACATAAATTATCTATATTACTAGACAAAAAATTATCAGCTAGATTAATTTGTACAATATGTAATACATATCTTGAAGATAAAATATATTTTAATTTGGTAATATATTCTAAAGAATCATGTAATATTAAAAAACAATCAATTACCGGCTCGTACAAAGCGTATGCATTGTTTTCAAATTTTTTATAATCAAAATACTTAAAATCAATCACTTATTACCTTTACTGTTATGTCATTCTCGACGTAATTTTGTTTGTATTCCGCGGGAGAAGCTGCTATGCCCAATGCTCGACACAATTGATAATTGTTTGTTGGTGTTGCTAGATTTCGGCTATGGTTGGACCAAGACTCTACTAGATTTGTATTCTGTTGTTGTATGCGCTTGGCCATGGTCTTCAAGTCCACGTAGTACTTGTGGTATAGCGGATACGTAATATCAAAATGTCCGCATTTGACCCACCAACCTAGACAAGCATCGTCGCCGCGGTGTACAGTTACAACCGGACATTCGGGCCAAGTCCGACGTAAAAAATCTATGTGATTACAAAAGATGTGACTTTTAATAATACGTACACCATTGTTGTCTCGAGCGAACGGAGCATCAAATATGGCTTCTAAACTGGCCCGGCCATGAAAGTCCACTGCTTCAGGCAAGTCCGATTCCATACCGGGATCAAAATACGCACCCAAGTGCATTAGATCCCGTTTGCCACTGGCATCGTGCCAATACTCCCATTCTGGTCTATAGTCACTGCGATCTATATTGGGACTGTAATAAATGTTTTTTGCTACACTGCTCCATTTTGAGCCTGGAGCACCGGCTACAAAAATATATTTCATTAGTCTTTACTGATATCAATTTTTTCAAGTACTGGCAAAAATGTATCGCGCATTTTCTTTGCATCTTTGCGTACTGCATCGGGTGTTAATTCGTTCTCGTTGACATAAACAATATTCTCGTCACACCAACGTTTGAACTGTGGAGTTTTTACAGCAGCAGCAAATGTATTGACGTACCAATCAATTATATCTTGCGGAGTACCTGGTGGCATGGTTATAGTCCAGGCCGCAGTCATATCCACGTTTAACAAAGCAACATCGGGATATTGGTGCATTCTTTTTGTACCACTGAATCCAATTATTTTTATTTTGCCAGAATCTAAAAGAGGTTTAGCAATAGTAATAGGCATAATACCAAATTCTGTTCCTAGTTTTCCGTCATACTGTGCAACGCTGGTAACTGCCGGTAAGGGCCCTTGAAATTTTGAAACTTTTACTAAATCTTGATTGCCGTGATGTCTAAACATTAAAGTTTCAAATACTGTACGATGTGCGCCACCGCCAACAGCAACGTATACTGGTATTGTAGTGGTTGCAATTAAATTTTCAAAGTCTTTTGGAGAATTAACTTTGCTTTTAACTGATGCAACTAATGCTAAAGGACTTTTGCCTATGCTGAGTGTAAAAGGAAATGTGTCCCAGTGAAATTTCTTGATATCGCGTTCCCAAATATCATTGGTTATATACATGCCACCATAACTAGGAGCCATAATATGATATCCATCTGTGGGTTGGGTTAATAAATTATTTAGAGCCACAACCCCGTCTGCACCTGGTTGATTAATAATTACAAACTTAGGGCCGGGGTTGGTTTCTGATATAATTGCAGCTAACTCTCTAAATGCTAATTCATTTCCGGCACCGGGAGAATTGGGAACAACAACTGTAATAGGTTTGTTTGCTTGTGGTTCCCAAGCAAATGCCAATACAGGTAGTAGTAATAATATTGTTAAAATTCGTTCCATGTCAAAGTCCTATTAATTGATTTATTTCGTCAGGCATCCAAGCAACAGGCATACGTTCGGGATGCCATACTACTCCGGCTATTGCCAATTTGCTATCTATCCATGCTTCACAATTGCCGTCTTCGTCTGTGGCCAATACTGTTGCATCCGTGTGTGGTGCAGTGATACATAAATTGTGAAAACTATTCACAGTTCTCACTTCACCAAAATAATTTATGTCATGTAGTGTGTCCACATGATCTTCTATAGTTCCTATTGTTCCGCCCAAATGTTCCATGAGCAAGAAAGCGCCATGACAAACTCCAACTATGGGTTTGCGTTGTTTCATTACTTCTGATGCTAATTTTAATTCTGTTATACGTCTAATTGCACTGTCATCACCACCGGTTAAGATAAGTGCATCAATTGATTCTGCTAGTTTTTTGAAATTCTGATCGCCCCTGTTGGGCACAAATGTAAGCGTATGCTCCCTTAAATATGAATACCATCCATGTTCAATTGAGTCATACGCTCGTCCTTTATGATACAGAACTCGTTGTGTGAGTCCTATCCGCAAATTACCATCCGTAAGCGTCGGCTACTAGTTCACGACCAGCTTCGGCAGCTACAGTATTCCGGCAGCTAATTTCATACAAGTCCTTACGCATAGCTTCCACTAGTGCAGTTGCACGAGCTTGTGCTTCGGGAGTTGTTACCAGTTGCTCTAGTTTACGTGCACCAATTTTGCTATGGAAACCTTCGTCCTTGGCAATCTTGGCATAAGCACCCGAAATAAATGCATCGTCGATACAATCGGCCATTTGATTCCAAACTGCTTCGGCACGGCCTTCAGCAACTAACTGATAAGCTGCCAATGCAATTGGATCGCTTTCGGCATCGTACTTGGCTAGTAAACCAGCACCTTTTGCAGTCGGCTTGGCAGCTTCGCGAGCAATAGCAGCTTCAACATCAACTGGGCTTCCTTGGATGTGCTCGATAACTTCCTTAACCAAACGGAAGTGCACTGCTTCATCTGCAGCTTGTTGTGTCAACAGTTGTAGTTCAACTGGATCGGCATCGGCAGGCATTGTTGCGATTGCTTGGCTGATTTCAACCATGTTCATGCGCTCGTTGACCATACGACCAATAAAGTGATCGACTAGTTCTTGTTGAGCTGGCTTGCTGTCAAAATATGCTTTAACATTGATTTGACTTGCTTTAAATAACGCTTGATTGTCGGCCACTATTTTGGCAACAAATTGTTTCGAGTCCATACTATCTCCTTAAATATATTTAATAGAATTTACAAGAGTGCAAAAATTTTTCTGCCTTTTGTAAAAATATTTATGATTAATCAAAATTTTTTAACGAGAAGGTAGAAAAAATGACTTTGAAGAAAATTCCTGTCAGATCAAATCAAATTATCAATTACCTAGGCATGATCAACGACGGATGGAGGAACAAGTTTTTTCGCGACATTCTCCAAGAACGAGCCCGTGACAAAATTGTATTAGATGTCGGCAGCGGCACTGGAATATTGGGTGCTTATGCGCTCGAAGCCGGGGCAAAATTTTTGTATGCCGTAGACAGCAATCCCGAATCGGCACGCATGACCGAATACACACTGGGACAAATCTTTGATCGGTCTCGATTTAAAGTAATTGCCGGAAACTTTTGGACCAACAAAGTTGATCCGCATATTGATCAAAAGGTAGATATTTTGTTGTCCGAAACAGTGGGAGCCGGATTATTTGATCAAGGTATGATTCAGACTTGGCAATGTGCAAAGCAATTTCTTGCACCCGATGCTATCAGTATTCCCGATCGACTGCACTGTGATGTGCACATTTGGGATCACGAAGTTGATTTTGATTATATGTTGAACAATTCAAATCACATGCGAAATCAAAAGTTTCCTTTGTTGGTTCCCAGCGAGTTATTGTTTCCCAAGTTTGCCGACGCTCTAATCGACTACGAGCAAATACTTTTTCAAGAAAAACAAAAATTAAAAGATGCTCCAATTGATTATACCCAACCAGTAGAAAACGACTGGAGCAAGGTCAAACTCTACAACGTACCGCCAACTCAAATACTAACCGATGTTATAAACGTAACCAAAGACACACTACCCAAATTAGAGTTTGACAAGTTGCCCTTCCCAAATAATATTCATCCCGAGATTAAATTCTCTTTGGATTTGCCGCAGGGCCCAAATACAATAGCAATTGTTAACAAGATATCTTTTGAAGAACGAACTCTTTTACTCCAAGATGCGTTGTACACTCCTTGGGAATTGAGTGCAACCTTTGTCTGCACCGAACCGGGAACTTATGAATTCGAACTAGCACCTTTGTTTGTCAAACATACTACGCCCAAGGAATGGGTAACAGTAACTTGGTACTGCAAAAAAATATAATATATGAACACTAAAATTTACAACCTAATCAAAGAAAATCTGCAGACAGCATTTAGTCTGCCGAAATATGCCAACATAGTAATAGATGAAACAACTCAAGTGGATGCACTACCCTGGACGCCTGCACGCTACCGCAAGTTCAAAGATGCGGTTGAATCAGAACTTGGCCTACCCTGTGACTATGTTGGTACCCTACGTAGCATAGTAGATGATTTAAGCGAACGCTATATCTTACGCTTTTTTAGCGAGATATGGAAACCTCGAACCAACGACTATGACTATACTGGTTTTCAACTAGTGGACGAAATCAACAGCCAAAATCCACAAAACGTACTAGATGTAGGTTGCGGCTACCACCCGTTTAAAGGACGCATAAAAAATCTAGTGGGAATTGATCCCTACAACAACTGTGCCGATTACGAAGTTGATATATTAGATTACAAAGTAAAGCACAAGTACGATCATATCTTGGCCCTGGGATCAATTAACTTTAACAGTCGAGACGAGATCGAAACACGTTTTGCACACTGTGTTGATTTGCTGGAAACAGGTGGTAAATTTTATCTACGTGCCAACCCCGGAATTCCACACAAGACCGGACCATACGTGGAAATATTTCCCTGGACCTTTGAAATAGTAAACGAGTTTGCAGATAAGTATAATTTAAAGTTATTAAAATACAAACAAGATACCAATGACAGGTTATATTTTGTATACGAGAAATTATGAACCCAACCCCATTTAATCGAGAAGAAGAACAACTTAATTTATTTTACGGCGAACGTTGGCAACATCGAAACACCAGTTTAGATCAATACGACTTCAGTGGCTACATACTTGGCGAGCAGGTGCGTGCCGGAGAACATGTAATACATATCAATTGCGGTGACAATCCTTTCAAAGGAATGATTGCAAATTTACGTTCGATAGATCCTGTCAATCCCAATGCCGATGTGATATCTAGTTTACAGGATTATGCAAACACACACCGTACCAATAGATTCAATGTGGCTTTTTGTTTAAATGCATTTGACAATGGCGATGAAAGTTTTATACAAAGTCAAATTTCTTTAGTAAAACAGTTGATGGTTAAACGAGATGCTAGAATATATTGGAGAACCAGTACTGTGGGCACTTATCCCTGGACCTTTGATGCACACACTAGGTTAGCAGCACTGTTTGATTATAACATAGCCGGAATGTGTTATGACTTTGGGGACAATATTTATGCCGAATGGGACAGTAACAATACCACTATAACACCCTACGGCTAGTCTAATACTTATGCCAATCGTAAAAAGTTATATACACACTTAAATCCTTTGCCCCCAGGTGTTTAAATACTTGCGTGAACATACTGTTGTTCGCACTACAGTATGGAACATGACGACAACACCAAGGAGGCGCACTTGTCCAAACGAAAAAATCGATTAGTAGAAACAGTCCAATATCAACAACCCAAACAAAGAAAGTACATACCACCCGAATTAAAAGTAGTTAACGAAGACTATGTTCAACATCGAGCACGTAGAGTAGAACTTATCCCCAAAAGCCTAAATCAAGAAACATACATTGATTTATTAAACAACCCCCAAAAACTAATTATATTTGCAACAGGACCTGCTGGTACAGGTAAGACAATGCTGGCCGTTATGGCCGCTATCAAAGCCTACCAAGAAGGTGAATGTAAAAAGATTGTTATCACTCGCCCGGCAGTGGGTGTGGATGATGAACAACATGGGTTCTTGCCCGGAACGCTAAATGAAAAAATGGCACCTTGGACAAGACCCATAATGGATGTATTCGCTGAATACTACAGACCTGCAGACATTGCTCGAATGCTAGATGAACAAATCATCGAGGTATCTCCCCTAGCATTTATGCGTGGACGGACATTTAAACAATCGTGGATCATTGCTGACGAAATGCAGAATGCCACACCATCACAAATGAAAATGCTGTTGACACGTTTAGGCGATGGAAGCAAAATGGTAGTAACTGGCGATACGCAACAAGCGGACCGTAAAGAAAACAACAACGGATTAATTGACTTCAAACGTCTGGTTGGCCAGTACGAAAATAGTCGCTATGTCGCAGGTGTTGAATTTGCCGGACGTGATATACACCGACATGCTGCGGTAGTAGAAATTTTACGAATATACGGGGAGGTTTAACTACGTTTCTGTATAGTTTGATGTAATGCACTCAGGTAACTGGTTTGGTTTTGTAATTTACGTTCCAACTCAGTTACCCGTTGCTTTAGGTACGCAATATCAGTTGCTTGTTGTTCAATTGTAGACTTGGTGTCTTTTAGAACTTTTTCATGGCTTAACAAATTTGGACGAGGCGGAGCGTTCGGATCTACCGCTCGCTTCTTTTTTGTCTGATACATGTCTAGTGCCATAGTGTATTTATTCTGCTACTGGTTCTGCTTTTTTAGAATCAAGTTCGGCTTGCATTTCGTCCAACATGCTGTTAAGGTACTCGGCATCCAATTGAGTCATTACTGCTGTAATATATTGGTGATATCCTTTGAAAAAGTGCTTGAAATACTCGTTAAACGGCGTATTGTGGCTCCAATTATTCTTCTCCACTGTCTTGGTACTAAGATTTAAAATTACTTTTGCATTAATACTGTTCTTTTTTAATCCACGAGTCACTTCTACTTGTTCGTCGTAGCTGACGTTTGATGGATTGTTCATCCATCCGGCTTGGCTAGTGTTTACTCCGCGATTGGGTTTCATTGAGTAATGTGCCACTAGGTATATATTTTTTTGTTTCATGTTAGTCCTTTGTTGATATTGAGATAGTCTTGGTGGTTTATGTTTCGTCTTTGATCTAGTGCTTTGATATAATTTGATAATAACGACTCGTTGCCGTTACGGGCAATTTGTTTGATCAATTGATCTACTTTGCTTTTGAAATTTGGATCTTGCAAATAAAATTTACAAGACTTTAAATCACAGACTGAGTCTACGGCAACTTGCTTTAACGCATCGGGTATATTTTCTACCAATAATGATTCTGGGCGAGTAAGAATAGTTAGATGCCAATTGGACGCATAATCTTCTAAACTCCTGAGCGCTTTGAATCCAAACACACTGACTGCGTCGGCAGTTGTGTTAAACATTATTTTTATATTATTAGACTTTACTGTGTCAAGATTACGCATAAACTTTTCCCACGACATTGGATATCTATGGTATTCGTTTACAGTGCCGTATGCATCAACCGATACTATTAAACAACAGTCTTTTAATCTTTTAAGTATGTCAATTACCGGGTCTGTGACCGCAGTAAGGTTAGTGTTAATCTGTACTTCGATGTTTAATTCTTCATCGGCAATGATTGATAATATTTCAATAAACTTATCTATGATCAAGGGCTCGCCGCCGGCAAAATATATTTTTTTAAGCGATCGTATTTGATCTATTGCAATGACCTCGGGAGTTACTGTGTCAACCTTGGAATCTAATTCCTTGGCCCATAGTGTGCTAAACTTGGGACTGCATGATATACAGGCCAAATTGCATTTGTTATCGTACCTTAAATCATAAAAATAAATTTTTGGTTCAACCGGAGTCGATTGAAAATACTGGTTTACTTCGGAATCTTTTAGCCATTTGATAGATTCTGACAGTCTCGGGCTTACTACTTTATTTTCTTCTAAACGATAACATTTTTCACAGGCTTCAATTTTGACGCCATTCCAAATTTTCTCTCTCAGCGCAGATTCAGTTCCGGGCTCGATGCTAACATTCGAGTGACAACAAAAATAATTTTTGCCATCAAGCGTGGAATAATTCTGTATCCAAGGAAGTACACAAAATGCGCCGTTTTTGATTTTAGATTTCAATTTGAGTTAGCTCTACCATGATGGCCGAGATATTGATTTCAGAATCGGCAATCATGCTGTGATTTACAATTCCCTTGCGTATGATCAAAATAGCTTCATCTTGACCTTCGGGAGTCTTACTCCAAAGATCCAAGTTGTCATACATCCAACGAAACATAGAATCCATGTCTTCGATACCGGCCTGTGAACATACTACAGCTCTTGCTTCTCTAAGTTTTTTGTTCTTTAACAACTCTACTGCTTCTAAACGCCATTCTCTAACAGTACTGTCACTGGCAGTGGGGCGAGTCAGCACATTGTCAATGGTGTTTGTCTGCAATAATTTTAAACAATTACGCAAATCGGGATATGTGGCCTTTACATAACTATCCAAAGTATCAATGTCAAACTCGACACCTTCTGTAACCAATACAGTTGCTGCTCTAGCAGTAAACTCGGTAGCATCACTTTTGTCTATGTGGAAACTGGTAAATCTACTGTGCAGTGCCGGCATAATCTTATGTGGACTATTACAAGTTAAAATAAAACGTGCCTGTGCTTGATATGTTTCAGTCAGTCCACGCATGATACCTTGTGCATTATGCGATAAGTAGTCGGCCTCGTCCATGAGCACAACTTTAAATTTGCCAAACGGCATAGTCTGCACAAAGCCTTCGACCTTGGTTTTAATAAAGTCTACACCGTTGTCACGACTAGCGTTAATTTGCAAGAAGTCGTATTCGTCAATGCCCAGTTCATTCACCAGGACCTTGGCCAATGTGGTCTTGCCTGTGCCCGGGCTACCACTCAGCATCAAATGCGGAATGGTCCCTTCTCGTACCCAGCCTTGGATAATTGATTGTTGTTTGGCATCTGTGAACACGTAATCTGCCAATGTTTTAGGTCTATACTTTTCGGTCCAAAGTTCTATCATTTAAAATCCATGTATGGTGCTATGTTGTTGTCGAATATCAAAGTCATTTGTCTATGTAACGTTTCGTTACTGTGTGTCATAAAAGTACGCCACATATTTTCAATCATCTCGTCTCGTTTTTTTGCATGGTCTGAGTTTTTGATTTCAATGGTGGAAATCTCTGAATGACTGCCATCACAATGTCCTTCAGGATCTCGTGTTCTACCACAACTACATTTGGGGGTGTCACCGACTCGCATCATGTTACTCAGTTTTTGCAGGAGTTTGTTCCATTAAAACTTGTTTTGGTTCTTGTTTTGGTTCTGCTAGTGCCTGGCCCTGTGCTGCTACAAATGCTTGGTTTTCTTTATTAAGTTTAAAAAACATATTTTCAAATATAGCCAATAGTCCACTTAGCGGGAAAAATACTATTGCAAGAGTTGCAATCAATACAATACCCACAACATGAACAAATTTAATATAAATTAAAAATATAATTTCCAATATCAAATTCCAGTACCCGTCAGTTCCGTAACTGTTGATTTGATTCTCAACATCACGTTCTTGATACTGTCTGTGCGTTTGTATGTGTTGTTTAAAATCTTCGTTTAATGCACTAGCACGTGCATTCAAGATATCAATTAAGCCGCGATATAAATGTAACATGTTATCCTTTTTTATCTTTACTTTTCTTTTTGTCCTTGTTTGAAGATTTTTTATCTTCTTCAATTTTTTTCTTACCAAAGATTTTATCCCAATTATTGTCAAACGTTTTAGTGTCGACGCTTAATGGTCTTGGTGCTGATCCTTTACTCATAGTTTCCACTCCTTCTTTGCTTGAGCCCAAACTCGGCGGGGATTAGTTATTGCCCATATACCTATTATAAACGGCGCTGCTAATAATAGCAACCAAGTTGGTATAGTTGCGGGATGATTTGGGCAACGTCCCTGTCTATAATCACAGTCGGGACTATATTCTTTGTGACAAGTTGTACATTTCATTTTTTAAGTATCCTCATAATACGCTCTTGCTCTTGTTCTTTGAGCCATTCTTGTTCGCCTGCATAAGTGCTACAGGCTTCCAAACTTTCATCTACGAGCCATTTGAGTCGATACAACTCTTGTTTGGTGTTCCAAGTCACAAATCCATCGTTCATAGGATTTGTACATTCGGCACGCATACTCCAAATGCCATGTCGTATGGCATTTGCATCCCAGTCACGCCGGTATCCCATATTAGGCCTTGTGTTCGACGTTTACGCTTGTTGAAATGGTATCGTCATAGCCGGGAGCTTCGTCACTGACCATTAGGATATCGTTGTTGTCCACACGACGTAGACTTTTCTTTTCACCATTGACTTCAATTTCGTTGGCACGTGTCCAACGTCCATGTGCCACTAGTATCCATTGTCCCACTCGAACATCTTGTTGTTCGGGACCAACGGCAAACACTTGACCCCAACGCGGTCTAATACCATCGCTTTTACCGTCGTCGCTCAGTAGCACAATACCACTACTGAGTTGACGTCCGCCAAATTGCATGTCAGTGACCAGCACGTGGTCTTTTAATGCTCGTAAGTTTTTGATCTGTTTGGGTGCGTATGCTGCTTTCTTCATTTAAATCCTTTGTGGTCCTTTGGGTTTGTACATGTCAGGGTCTAGCGTTTCCTGTGTCACAGTAACTTGTTTGGCAATGCTGTCGGCTAAGCTGCCACGTAGTTTTGGTTCTACAGGCTTAATTTCCTCATGAACTTCTTCGGGAGGATCAAAGCTGGTGCCATCGGGTGCTACATTAGGCACATTATCACTGGCAATTGGACTATGCATTTTGGGGTATTGTTGGCTCATTCTTTGGTTCCTTGTTTGTATTATTTGTCCGCCTTGCCCTAATTCGTCTCCGCGGGCGTTAATCTTCATATTTCCCACTGCTATACTTTTTTCATTCACTAATCGTAGTTTTTCCATATCGACCATTTTGCCTTTTGATGATCTATGTAATTGTCCCATTTAATTCTCCGTTATTTTAAAAATTCTCGTATGTCTAAATCATAAAACATACTGTTGATCTTGTGTACTCCCAGCAAGTATAACACATAACTGGCCACACTACTACCACGTCCCAGCCCCCACAACACTTGATTGGCTCGCATGGTATCTACAAAGTATTTAAGGTATTGTAGCAAGGGAAATAGGTTTCTTTCCTGATACAATAGCAGTTCTTCACCTACCCGTTGCAATTCTGCATCTGTTTTGCAAAGACCTAATACATGCGATGCAATATCTAAATCCTTGTATTCTTGGGGCATATACCACGTTTGTTGTTGGCTCCAGTGAAATAGTTCTACCGGTATTTCTTCGCGAGGTACTACATATTGATTTACAGATTCAAATCCGCTAAAGGTCTGCATCACTGCTGTGTTATAGGGCAAACTGTCTACAACTCGAAACCGACTCAAATCCAATTCGGGATTGAGATAAAGCAAGTCGCAAAGTTCTCGAGTATCAGTGTAGGCTTGTCCGTAGACGTCGTAGTTCATTTAATGTCAATTATGTTTTTTAAACCCTTGCCGCCATTTTTGTCCTTGTCCATTTTTTCCATCATTTCCTGCATGGCTTTGGCTTGTCGGCGTCGCATCTCTTCTTGATAGTCCTGCATCAGCATCTGTAGTTGTGGAATTATTTGTTGAGGTCCAAGTCTATAGGCCTGGTTAAATCGTTTGGATAATTCCCCAAACTTCTTGTTTAGTTCTTCGTCAGATAACTTGGATAAGTCATTGCCCAGTGGATGCATAAAATGAAAACTCCTTGCGTTAATTATATAGTAATTATCACAAGGAGTCAATGATTTTTGAATTATTTTACCAACTGGTTGAATTCAATTGTACTCTATTCCAGGTATTAGCAGCCACACATACATAGAAATATGATGTGCCCGAACTTGTGCTCCATGCAATTTGCCCAACGTTGCCTGCTGAGGTATTGTGTACCGGAACATATGAACTATTTGCATTTGTAGAACCAAGTTGTCCCAATGTCAAATTACCAAAAATATGTGTACTTTGATCATTTTCAATACCAACTGCTTGTGTGACGTTGTAGGGATTTGCTCCATTGCCGGCTACAGCAGTATACAATGCAATATTGCCGCCCAGTCCAGCTGCTACATTTGATCCAGTTGAGTGGAAATCAATTCTACTAGATTGACTAAATGTGTATCCTCCAGCAGTGTTGCCGGTATAAGTCACAGTGTTAATATATCCCAACAAGTCATTGCTTTGTGTTGGAGTAAATGTCAATGTCTGCAAGTTACCACGTGCACTGGTAATATTGTATCCGGCTAAGGGGCCAGTATCCAATGTAGAATAAGTTACATTGGCAAGACTTAGGTTACCAAAACTGGCCGAGCTATACGAACCCGAGGCCATAACAGTATCTCGACCAGCATCGGATAAAATAGCATTGCCCAGGGCATTTTTAAATCCCACAAACAATGTAGTAACCACATTGTCGTTGAAGTAAAAATTGGTATCGCGCACAGTAGAATAGTTGCGAGTCAAATCTCTAATCAATACGCTTGTACCGGCATTGGTTGTAGAGAATTCAAATACATAAGTACCAGGCTGATCAAAGGTTATAACTCCTCCGTTGGGTCCGGGTAACCATCCGGCAATGTCCGCAGTACCTGTTATACTTGACGGTAAAGTCAATGTGTATGCCACGTTTGTGATAACAAAACCTACTCTAAATACACCCAACTGTCCAGTAGTGGGCCAAGTGCTGGCAAAACTCAATGTACTTGCAGCAATCAATGTGATCTGTTGTGCGCTGCCTAGACTGTAGTCCAGTGTAATAGTGCCGCTTGCGGCAGTTCCGTTACTATATCCATAACTGGGGCTGAACAATTGAGCATACTGAATTGGATTGTAGCCCATGTTATTGGTCAAAGTGCCGCCAGTTAGCGCACTGGTAGTAAGTGCTTTGGCTTGTAAATCACTTATTTCTGCAGCAGCATAAGTGAAATTATTCTGAATGTTTGTAAAGTTATCGCGAAAGCCTTGGCTATCGTTGTCTTGTCCGGCAATGGGATATGTGCCGTCGATACTTGTTGGATTGATGTTTGACATTGTTTAAAAAACTCCGGTCTTGTTAATATTTAGCATACTGTATTTATTCGAAAACATTGGTCTTAGGGAAATTTAACCAAGTGTCTCTGACTTCGGGATCGGCATACAGATCTCGATTATTAATGAATTTAGTTCCGTAATTGTCAAATCTTGTGCGTTCTTGGCTGGTATAGTAATAGGTTGTGATAGTATTGTATGCTGGAACTGTAAATCCAGGTTGAATCACCGGATTATAATGCACTATGGTGTTGCTTTGTCTTGCACCATAATTTATCTGTACATATTGTCCGGGCAATATTGCTCGAACAAATGTCAAAGTCACTACGTTTGAATTTGATATATTGATTTCCCAAATTCCGCTGCGTTGGTTTGTTATTGAAGGATTTATCAAGTTGGCCAAATAACCAGGTATTATGGTACTTCCCGAATTGGTTACCAAATTCCATCCATCGTTGCCGTTTGTCTCGCCAACATAGGCTTCTTGTTGTAAGAACACTAAGGTATCGCCGGTGTTGAAACTGGTAACACCATCAAATCCACCAAGTGCTTGAATTTCTGCAACTGTGGCATTGTTTATCATGTCAAACGCCAAACCGCGTACTCCGTAGCTGGCCGATGCAGATACCACAACAGGTCTTACTATTCTATCAAAGGTTGTTTCTTTACCGGCAACAAATGTATCGGTTGTGGTATTATAGTTAGCAGTTAGTGCATTATCGAGATCGTATCGGTCAACAACAAAATCTATGCTGTTAAATGTTACACCATTGGCTTTTAGTCTATATGCAATCAAGTTGCTTGCTCCGGGAACTGTATAGGCCAAAACAATGGCTCGTGTAAATCCCAACTGTTTGTGATTCGACTGTGGACTGGTCATCCATTCGGGCAATGCAACTTGGTTTTCGTAGCCCAGGGCCGATCCAATAACACTGCTCATGTTCGTGAAACTATTGGGGTAAACATTGGCCGATATAATGGTGTCATAGTCTACATTTGCCGGACTATTTCCCTTATAAGTTTCGGTGTCATTGAGTTCGATATAAACCACTTCGTACTTGACATTGAAATTTGCATCTAAGGCCTGTGCAGTTTTTATGTCACTGAACTCGATTCGTTTGCGATAGGTGTTGGTTTGCATTGCTGCATAATAAACCGATACTTGACTCGGGTTCAATCCAGCTAAAAATAAACTGCGTATGTCTCGAGCACGACCAAACCAAGGATCACTCGAACGATAAATCAAATCCTCGGGGAATATCTCGGTATTGTTAACAATACTCAAGAATGTTTGTCGTTGATCTATAGTGGGCAATGCTTTCAGGTATAGATTTTCGTAAGGCGTTTTATTATAGTTGTTGACCAGTATAGTAAATGTTCGTGTATTAGTTGCTGTGTTATCGGTAGTAGATGCTAATACAGTAAAATTATAAGTATTGTCAAAAGTACATCTGCCGCCGTCAAGTGTGGTTGTTCCTCCATCTAGACTAAAGTATTCGAATGTGGTTCGACCAACAATCAATCCCGAATCTAAAAATTCCAATCCTTGTGGCAAATGGCTTTCGCCGGATACCAAGTTGTAGGTCATTGGCTTGCCGGCGTTGCTGACTGCGCTTACATAAAACTCACTGATAGCTCCGTTGTCAATGACACCAAGATTGCTAGTGGTTGTCCAGGAAACGGTGTTGTTGATATTGCCCAGCACCGTTAATGTATAGGTTATTGGTAAGCTGACATTTTCTGGGAATTCGGTCTCGTAGGCTGCAACTTCAAATGTGTATGTTTCGGTTGCAGCAGCCTGTGGTGCAAGATTTCCTGTTAGCCATCCGGTATTTGTGTCTAGATATAGCCCGGCTGGCAGTGCCAGAGTTGATTGATCAAAGCCGGTGTCGTCAAAACCAATTTGGTCAAATCCCGAACTAGCCGAACCCACTATCTCGTAGGACACCGGATAATCGTTGGGATCAATGGCATTGAATTGAAATGCAAAATTACTGTTACTGCGTACCGGTGTGCTAGACAGTGCCTCGGGCGGAGTAGTCATTATGGGAAGATATCTATTATCTTCATCCACGGTCAAATTTGAATCCACAGTGTCAAAGGTGGTGTCGGCTTCCCATCGGCCCTTGGCAATGACTGAAATTTTATAAGTTAAACTATCGTAACCAATTCCGTCAAATACTCTTACTGTAAAATTATAATTGTTGTTTTGGTACTGTGCTGAATTTTCAAAACTAAATTCGTTAAACGGGCTGCTACCAAATCCAAGAGAACCATAGTTGCCCACAGTGGGTATTGGAGTAATAAATCCCGAAATCAATCCAGTGGAACTTAGTGTCAATCCATCGGGTAAACTGCCACTGGCCAAGGACCAGGTTAGGGTTGCATCGGGGTTAACTTCTACAGCTCTGAGTTGTAGACTATAAAAACTGCCATCAAATACTTCCCCAAGATTGGTTGTTCTTGGTTCAATAACCGGCGGGATGATATTTGATATTGTTAAATTAAATGTACGATCCGACACCAATGGCTTTGGTGTTGTTGAGTCACTGGCACGAATAGTAAATGTATATCCGCTGTTTCGATTAGACAAATTTGTCAGTACCGGCACACCCTGTAAACTGCCGGCGGAAGTAACATAAACTCCTGGAGGAAATTCTCCAGCTAGAAACTTATACGTGACATTGCCCCCAGCCGGGTCGTGGGCTGCTAATTGCAATTTATAAAATTCGTTTTCGGGGATTAGCCCTAAACTACCATTGGGAGTTGTCCAAACTGGATTTGCCATATTAACTCAATGTTACGTTGGCCCATTTGGTGCCATTATAAACTTGTATATTGCCCGAAGTGTAATTATAAACTGTCATACCCGGTGCAGGAGTTGCAATAGAGTTTACTTGACTAGTTGTAAGATTTGCAAACTGCAATACACTAGATAAAGTAATAGTTGTAAAACTAGCATTACTAGATATTGAATTTTGCAAGGAATTAACGGCAGTAACTACGTTACTAAAACTGTTATTGACTTTGATAAATGCTGCCTGGATGGTATCGCCAGTGCCATCATTAGCAGTTGTTCCTGTGAAAACGGGTGAAATTGTTACGCTCATAGACTAATTACCTAATATACAGTATTTAGCCAATGAGAACTTTATAAATTGCCGGCTTTTAGTCTTGCGGCGATTTGATCTAGGGCTTGACTCACAGTATAAACCGGACTTGACCAGTTTGAGGTATTGCCCATGGTATAGGCCTGACCAATGACATTTGCCCCGATAATATCATTGACGGTTAGAACAATATTGCCGGTGCGTCCTGCCACTGTGGTCACTGGTGCTGTAACTGTGACATTGCCCGAGGCAATATTTGCAAAATTACTGTTTATTGTTTCAAAGGCTGTGCGTAAAGGATCGCCGGTTCCGTCGCCGGGATTTGTGCCTACATTTACGTTACCAAAGGGATATGTCATAAAATACTACCTAATAGTAGTATTTAGCAGTTAGTACGGATTAAAACTGCTGCCGCAACCGCAGGTGGTCTCGGCGTTGGGGTTTTTGATGCTGAAACTTGCGCCCATTAAATCGTCTTTGTAGTCGATCTCGGCCCCGGTTAGATATTGCATACTCATTGAATCTACTAGAATTTCTACTCCTGATTCATTTAGTGTGAAATCATCTTCGTTTACGGCTTCGTCTAGAGTAAATCCATAACTCATGCCCGAACATCCGCCGCCCTGTACAAATACTCTGAGTTTGACGTCGGGGTTATTTTCTTCTGCAAGAATGTCTCGTAGTTTAACGGTTGCATTTTCTGTTATTGTAATCATAGTCGTCTGTTAATAGCATCCCAATCCATGATGCGCCATAAGTTGTCTAGGTATTTTTCCTTGTTTGAGCCATAGTCATTGACCCAAGCATGTTCCCACCAATCAACTAATAGTGCAATGTCGGTGCGTTTTTGATGGTTGTGTATGGTTTTAATTGCGCCACTTTTGCTGAGATAGATCCAATTACTGCCCTGTAATTTCATTGCTTGTTCTTTGAATTTTTCTTTGAAGTCAATGAAACTTTTGTGATTGCGTGTCATTAAGTTCAGTATGGCGCCACGTGGCTGACTGGTTCTGGGACTGCGAAATTGTGCAAACCATATGGCATGTAAAAATGCTCCGGCTTCGTTAAATCCAGGATCACCTTCGTGTTTGTTGTAGCGATCCACATAGCCTTTGTACAACTTGCCGTAATGCAAATCTATAGTGGCTTGACTCATTACCGGCGCAAGTGCGCTCTTGGCATAAGGCAATGAAATTTGCTCGAGCTCTTGTTTGTTTTTGGCTTCTAATAGGTCTAGGGTTTGTCTAATGTCGTTCATACATTATTTATTGCGATACACCACTCGCCCGCGATTCATATCGTAAGGCGACATTTCGATTTCGACACGATCGCCTAATAATATGCGTATATTATTTTGTCTAAGTTTACCACCAATTGTGGCCATGACCCGGTGTTGGTTCTCCAACACAATTCTGAACATGGCATTGGGAAGAACTTCTTCCACAACGCCGGCCATTCTAATTAAATCTTCTTTGCTCAATGTTTTATTATCTCCTCATTTTACTTATCTCCACAGCCTCATCGTTGGAGAATACTGGTACAGCATTTGACTTGTGCATGGTACCAATGCCTAATATCTTGGTGCCGGTGTACTGCGGAATGGCCTTGCTGGCCACTGCACCACTGTGTCCGGTGTCGCGACTGGCAATCTCGTGCCCTGTACTACGACCCACAGGAGTTGACAGTTTGTAAGTCAGTGCCGGAGCCTTCATTGCACGATTTACTTTCTTGGCTTCAATTTCGGCACCTTGGCGTTTGAGCAATTCTTTCCATTCTGCAGTCAAACGCTCGTGCTCGCGTTTGGCTTCTGAGCTTTTAAATTTCATTTTACCTTTACGTTTACCTACTGTGCTGAGCCAAGGGCCTTCTAAATGCATGGTCATAGTGTCACCTATATTAGTACGTCAGAAATTAATTATAGCAGATCTGTCATTATCGAGCAAATCACTGTTGTATTTTTGCAACACTACCATTTTAGGGATTCACCATTGTAACCAAGGAATTGACCCGAATCTTTGATGGTTAATTTTTCAATTTCGGAAAGCATTAGTGCAACACTTTCCGAAACTTCTAGATCGGCTTGATCTCCGCCCATGTCGGTTTTGACCCATCCCGGATTCATTACCGACATAACAATATCGGGATAGTTGTTTGATGCACTTTTAACGGCCATGTTTAGTGCTGCCTTAGACACACGATAAATCCATCCCGTACTGCCCTTTGCAGATTCTATACTGGCCAATTCACTACTGATAAAAATAAATTTACCCCGGGGCTTGACAAGCTCGGCCAGTAACGGTATAGACTGCATGGCACCCAATACATTGGTGTGCATGACCAAATCAAAATCGCTGGCGGTTGGCAATTGTCTAGCATTATCAACAGTGCCGTATACTCCGGCTACGTATACAATCAAGTCAAACTCGACATCTTGTATTTGTTGCCGTAAGTGAGTAATGCAGGCAGTATCGGTTACATCTACATTGATCGAAACCATGCCCTGTGCAATTAAATGATTCAATGCGAGTCGATCTCGGGCAGTGGCATAAACTGTGTGGTCTTTAGCTAACGACTGTGCCATTTCTAGACCAATGCCTCTAGATGCTCCAATTACCAATGCTGTTTTCATGTTCGTCCGGGCCAATAATCAACACAATCTCCACTGCGTCTAATGTCTGTGGTCAAACAATGTATGCCACCGTCCCAAAAACTTCTACAACGAAAATCAATCACGTGCGGAGTAATTCCCAAGGACTCGAGTTTCCTCAAAGCAGTTTCGTCTTCGTTGATGCAGATCAAATTCTTTTCGTCTACAATCAACATATTAACTTCAAATACAGTTTCTTTGAAATCACCGATCCAGTCTGCGGCTCGGTTTAAAATGTGTTGATTAAAAACTGCATTGTCCACTCCCGGCAACCACCATTTGCCGTTAAAGCCGTTATTGTATTTTGCACGATTGACTGTGGTATCTTTAAGATAATAAACTTCCCAACCAGGGAAACTGTCAGAATAAGAATCAAAATAGTGTGTGCTAAAGATATAACCCGGCTTGATCGGACAAAATATTGCATCGTTATGTCCGCCGGTTTTGATCAAATGCACACGATACTCTTGCGAGAACTTTTCTGCAACTTTTTCTATTTCCGGAGAATGATGCTCGATAAACAAGTCTCGACCCACTCGTGTCACACTTGGTGGATTCATGAAACACAACGGGTCTGGAGATTTAGAAAATCTATTCAGTACTTGTACATCTCCGCCGTGTTCTCGATAGTGATCCAATGTGTCCTGCCAGGGTTCAACATTATGCCCTTGTGGAATAAGATAAAGAGTTTTGCCCAAAGCAATCACATAGTCTCGTGGACAAATAGGAGGCTTGACTAGATTGTTGGTATAATCCATATAGTCTTGCGGATTATTACTAAATTTCGGTCTACGTACTGTGACTCCCAATTCAGTCAACTTGTTTTCCAGCAAGTTTAGATCGTGTTTGGTCCACTCGGTTATTTGATAAAAAGAATCACGAACTTCGGGACTTAAATGATCGTAGAAATGTGCAGGATAAGTATCGCCAACCAATACTTCTTCCAAGGGTTGAAATCCCGAATAACTGGAAATAATGCTCATAGATTGTCGGGCCAATCTCTAAAATAAGCATGTTGTAGATTTTCTGCAAATCTATTAAAACTCACATGCTTGGCTTCTAGTTCGCCCTCTAAGGGAGCAACACGTTGAAAAGCCGTTTCCAATTGTGTCATATCCCGAAACTCCATCATGATATGCCATTCGGGAATGTCCATGCTACGGAATCCCATTTTACAACGTGTTACTCTATAGCTCTCCATTTTGCCTTCATGGACCAAATGATCCAAGAAACTTCGCATGTTGTTGACCCAGTCAAGGTCTTTGATATCGCCTTTTTTATCACACCAAACGTGATAGATGTCCATGTTATCGCCTTTCTGGAAAATAATCTTTTATTGTGCCTTCTCGATGTACGTCGCTGGTTATACAATGCAGTCCGCCATCCCAAAAATATCTGTGTCTAAAATTAACCACGTGTGGTGTTACTCTGTGACGTTCAAATGCATCAAAAACTTTTTTATTGTAATTATTACAGATAACGTTGTGTTCGTCAATGACTAACATGTTCACATCAAAAACTGTTTCTTCTACATAACCAACCCAATGCGTCAACCAACTTTCAACAAACTCGGTAAATTCATTGTTTAGCTCTTCCCCGGGAACCCACCATTTGCCTGCATTTTTTTCTTTTAATTTTAAAAAATCTTTTACCTGTGTCCAACTTTGTCCCGGAAGATAAACAACTTCCCACTCGGGATATGTTTCGGCGTATGTGGGCACATCATTGAGACTCACAATCAATCCCGGTTTGACCGGACAGTATGTACCATCACTGTGCCCGCCAGTGTCGACTATGTGACATCTATAGTCGAGGAACATTGAAGAATATTTGTTTTTTAATTTTATTAAATCAAGTCCGTAACTTTCGGTGCCAAAATACAAGTCGTTGCCAATTCGAGACACAGTTGCACTATTGATACCTTTGTTCAAAATAACATTGTTGGTGCTTTTAATTTTTTCTATTACCGTGGTCCACGGACTTTCGATCACAATATTAATATCTGGTTTGTATTTGAGTATTTCGTCCTTGATAAATTCGGGCAATTTATCAAATTCATTTTTGTCACTTGGAGGATCTAGTGGCCAATCACTGCCCCTCCATTCTTGCCATTTATTTCTTTCTATATATTCTCTTGAAAAATTATCATCATCTACATAAAAAGTCGATCCAATCATGGCCGAATAATCTCGCGGAGTCATTGGCGGGCGTTGTATTGTGTTGTGTTTATACACATAGTCTCGGTAATCGATCGATTTAAATGATGGTCGTAATACTTCAACACCAAAAGACTGCAACAACTTTATTAATTTTTGATAGTCTTCTTCGGTCTCTTGAGCTATGCGCTCCATTACTGCACGTACTCTAGTATTTGTAATAAAATTATAAAATTCTGGAGGGTAGCTCTGTCCCACCATGCAGACTTTCAATGGATCCCAATGTTGGTATACACTATACATTAAATTGGTCCTAGGACTTCGTACCCGTCAAATTGGCGCTTATATTCTGCATCTTGTCCTAGATATAGATATCGAAATCCTCGTGCTTTATAAACAGCACATTCATTTTCGAGACTGACTATGCCCAATCGATATTCTGGATTCTTATAATCCCATGCAAATTGCACACACTCGGCGTTGTCTTGATCCCAGCACCTAATCAAACTAAACCCAATCAAGCCACTGTCGTAATAGCCAATTATTTCCATGGTGTTGTCAACGAACAGGGGCATCACACTCGAGAATTGTTTATATCTACAGTATTTGATATAAATTTCATTTAATTCTGCGTAGTCGCGAATGGTTAAATATTTAAATTTATCTGTATGTGTGTAATTGGTTTTTGATAAGTCTATTCTAGCGAACTTCATCATGTATATATCGCCAACTCACAACCGAGTCTAAAGAAGCTTGGTCCCAAGAATCATAATAGCCTTGTGATCTTAATTTGTCTGCGGCTTGGTTTAATTGATCCAATCGTTGCACAATCAATAACCCACAGTGACCAAAGTTCATTTTTACACCATTGACATATTCAGGTCCGTTGGGATGATCTTCCAAGACAACATAGTCGAGTGGCATTAATTTTTTATTTAAATATCCAACAGTTTCTTGTAGTGTAACAACATCAATTTGTTCATGATCAAAATAGATCACAACAACTTCCATAGAGTCTAAGTCTGACAAACAATTATTGGTATCTGTGTACAAATCGTTAGCATTACTTTTAATTATTTTGATTTTATTGTTTATTCTCGCAGCTCTTGCAAACGGGCACGGAGCAAAATTACCTAATTTGGGGTTAGGTACTTCAACGAAGGATTGCATCCATTCGTTGATCTTAGTCGTCATATCCTTCATATAATGGCACCACCTTTTTGATTTTTTGCATGTCGTTGACACTATTACGTATTACTGTAGATAAATTTAACGCAGCTTGTTTACTTAGTATCAAAGTACTTTCTTGTCGAACATATCCACGTGTCAACATGGCCCAAATTTGACGCCAACGATCAAGTCTGTACCACGGGCTAGTTGTTTCTACATAAAATGTCACTGTGACGTTTTGCAGTTCCGCATCCGATTCGTCGCCGACTTCGATCCACATCTGCGGATAATGTTCACGCCCACCGCATTCGCAGGCAATTGTATAACTTCGGGCATCGCCCCAGTTTCGGTCTAGCATAATTCCTTGTGCAGGTGTTTGAGGTTTCATCTTGAATATCCTATAGTGGTATGATTGAAGTATTTTGGGGGTAGGTTTTGGCAAGCCATTAGTGCCACAATGCTTAAAAATATCAACAATTCTCGCATCATTTATTGATTACTTTTTCTGCCAACATCTTGCCAATCTCGTCGGGATCTTTAATTTCCCGCATTTTGAAATCGGGTCCGGCCATGTAATATTTCTCGCTGACAAGAAATATATGATCTCGCCAACGTGCCTTTAGTCCTTCAACTAATTCTTCATCATTACGTCCCTGTGTGATAAACACATCGGTATTCTCATCAAAGAAGTAAATGACATCACCATGTTTCTCGCTTTTGACTGCATGTATAATGGAACTTAAATATTTCTTTACCTGTTCCCCAGTTTCACTTACGTCTTGTGCAAAGTCAAAAAACTCAAGTATAAACCTTGTTAGTTTGTAGGCTGCATAAAATATTAGTGCTTGGCCACAGGCCGTTACAAATTCATTAAACTCCATCTTCGCTCCTTAAATGTCAAAACCAATTGTGGGATCAAACTCATCTGCTCGCTCTTCGTAATATTTATAACCACGGGGATTACAAATAACTCTAGTACTACCAACCATATAGTCAAAGGTGTCATGTGTATGTCCATGCGTCCATACTCGGATCTCGGGATGATCTAAAATAAATTCACTTAGGTCACTGCTGTAAGCGCCATTCATCAGCACATCCTTTTGGTACTTGGGCTTGGTGCTTAACTTGCTGGGACTATGATGCGTTACTACCACAACAGGCAGTGCGCCACCTTCGCGAGCACGATTCTCTGCAAGAGCAGTAGTAAAATACTCTATGGTCCGTAAATGTTCTTGCACAGTCCGTTCGGGTTGCAGTCTATGATAATCACCGGTGCGTTCATTAAGCATGGTAATTTGACGATAGTCATTCATAGCACCCTGCATGTGATACAGTGTCAGTGCATCCTGCCGGTTCATGTCGGTCCACAGTGTTGCACCCAAGAATAGTACACCATCAAGTTCTAAACTTTCTTTTTCCAACAAATACACATTGTCGGGCAGTTGACTTTTAATGTGTTCATAAGTTTTGTGAAACTGAAAGCGATAGTGCTCGTGATTGCCCATGACCATTATAACTTTGCGGTACTTGGCACTGCACTCTTCTAGAATAAATCTATAGTATCTATCGGGTCGCTTGTCCTCTTGCTCGTGTTCTAACAACACCATTTCGGGGTTGTATATTTCCTTTTTAAAGCTCTTGGCTTCAAATATATCGCCGGAGAGTATTAACACATCACCTCCAGGCAATGTTAAATCTGCAAAATCAATGTGCAGGTCGCTGATTACATTTACTCTCATATTAATCCCACATTCCTCTATAATATTTGCCAAATAATCTTAGCCCATTTGCAATGCGTTCGTCCACTTCTTGATAACCCTCTCGGTCAAATCCCTTGTCGGTGTGAAACTCTGTTTCCCAATCACTGTCAGGATGTAAGTGTTCAAAGGTCCAAATCATTTCACTTAGTATCCAGGCCCAACGCTCGTGTAAGGTGTTGTCACAGTAGCCGTTGCTGGGACCGGCTTCTTCTGAGGGGTATAACTCCTCGGGGCAATCTTCGGGATCGGTCAAGGGACTGCCGTGTTTGTCCAATTGAAGTCGTTTCAACATGGGCAAAATAATTATGGCCAATGTTGCATCCATGCTCCAAGTATCGTACCGGTCAATTCGGACATATCTAATCCTGGGATGCACACGATCTAAAACCCATTTTATGCCTATGCTAATGAATTCAATACGATCGCTCCAACGTTCAACCCATTCGGGATATGTGGTACTGTCTTCTCGAGCCCAATCACACCAAAAGAATATCCGCTCCATAATGGTATATGGACTTATCCAGTGATTGCGATAGTTGGAAATATAAATTTTCATATGTGTATTATAACAGGTTTTTCATTATGTGTCAAATCCAAATAAATACTTATATGAAAATCTCAGAAATAATTGCCGAAATTGACATGAGTCGTAGACGTTTCCTTAGACGAGGAGCTGCTGCTTTGGGAGCCGCAGCAGTTGGTGCCGGAGCTCAAACTTTGATCAATCCCGAAACCGACCTTGCACAGGGTGCCGGTGATTTGAGCCGAACCGATTTTGAGCACGGAAGACCTGTAGACATTGGTGCCAATAGACAAATGGTTAGATATCGACCCTTTGACAATGGAGCCAAATTTGTTGGTGTTGATCAGCGCCTAACCGACCGAGACACTGTGGGTGCTGGAGTTGGTGGTGGATCCAAACATGGTAATTTGGATTTTCATGCACAACACAATTTTGACGATAATGGAAAAAACATACGTGGTAGTGTTGAAGTTGATCCAACCGACTCTAGAAAAACACGTGTTGGGGCCAAACTAAACATTCCTTTCTAATTATTGGTCATCGAGTATACTTTAATAAAAACATCAAGTACTTTTGTTCGTCCACAATCCTGACTTCGGGCGTGATTGTGTCTATCTCCTCGTTGGACCACTGTAATTCAATTCCATAGGTTTCTTGAAACCATTGATGCATTGACCGCGAAGTTTTACAATGTTCCCGGCCTTCGCCATCTCGGCATTGGCGCATGCCGGTCCAAAAATCTGCACTGCCCACGACTGTATCTAATCTACGCTCATGGTTATTGTATAATTCATTCATAGGTAAGTCAATGTAAACAAGGTGGCCAATTCTTCACGATAAAATGTAAACACAGTTTTTGGCGGAATTTCGCCCGTCATGTCGTCCCAACGTCGTTGACAAAATGCAAAGTCAAAATCTTGACCCTGTCGCCATCCCTGTGCTCGTAGCTCTTCTACCAGAGCCAATATTGGACCTGCTTCCCGATTGTTTACAGTGACTTGGATCAATTCCACCTCAATAAAAACAGGGTGCGATCTTGTTCACGTTTAAACTCAAAAACACCTTCGCCCACAAAACGCCATCCCGGCCCCCATACAGTCTCTCCTATACCGCCTCCAAATGTTTCCACACACCATTCCATGCAAGGTCGCCAACCCGGATACACATGTTTGCTGACGCGGTCTCGAATCGGTGCCTCAATACTGGCCACATACCAATTGTTTAACTCGTTCTTCATGCCCATCTCAATAAAAACATTGTTATTTCTTTTTCGGTTTTAAATTGAAATGTATCAAAGCTCATACGCTTACCTATACCAGTTTCCCAACACCAATGTTGAACAGGATCCATATCCTGTTCATTGAGACCCCACCCGGGATTACTGGGCCAAAGTCCATGATCTCCTTCGGCTCGTAACTGCATTCCAGTTCTAATCCAATTGATTTTATTCACGATTTAAATATCTAAGTCTAAACCAAGTTTCTTTTACATCATCATAGAAGTCCAAAAAGACTTGACGTTCTGTGCCGTGTTGATCGGAATACCAACGATGTTCGCGAACTGTAAATCCCAGTTCGCGCTTCATTACACTACGCATCACAACATAACTTCTTGGCCAGTCATTGCGTAACTGATCCCGAATCCTGTTCCATTCTAATGGAGTTAGTGTAATCATGACCACCTCAATACAAATGCAGTATGACTGCTTTCTTCATCCCAACGTAGATACATGCCCTGTGTGCTGGTTACAATCAATCTACCACCTAATGGTTTTAATTTATAGTTGATTACGGTTTTAATGTCCCATCCATTTTTCTCGGCTATTTTGGCACAATATGAGGAAAAGTTACTAAAATAACCAGGCCAATCCTCGGCATCATATCTACCAGTTGTTACTGCAACACGAAATTTATCATCATATATGATCTTGTTCATGCCCACCTCAGTGCAAATAGTGTTCGTTGATGGTTATCTGGGATATACAAGTCACAATGAAAAGTTTGTCGACCCTGTCGAGTACGACTGTGTTCGCCTTGCCATTCATACTCAACTCCATTGTCCTTACACCAATCATAAACGTCGTGTAAAAAATCTCGTACTGTGCGATATTGCTCTGCAGAAGCCGTTCCGGTTACGATATGTTCTTCAGGTCGTCTCATAGCCACATCAGGGTAAAATAACTTGCATCTTCAGGACGTCGAAATCTAAAACTAAAACCTTTGGCTCCAACTAAACCACTGAGGTGATATTCCCCGCCCGCCGCAGTCGCAATCCAATCCAGTATTTTTCTTATAGGGTATTCAGGACCGCCCAAAACATCCTCCCAAAGTATTCGTACTTCGGTCCAGTCTTCGGGAGGAGGCCAAAATTCAAGTTGTTTCAAAACGTTTGTATTTTAAATTAAAATAAGTCAAATTGTGTTCTTCTAAATCACCATACAGATGAACCTTGTATCCATATCCATAAATATCAGCACCTATTCCGTATGATAATGATTTGGGAACACAATTCTTCATGCACCATTTACCAGCTTCGCTTTGTTGCCATTCCCAAATTGAACCTGCAGCATATATTTCGGGATCATCATTATCACCCATTCTAAATTCATGTAATACTGTTCTTATAACCATTTGCTAAAATACTCCGTTGTCATATTGATTCGTGTTTATTCGCTCACTGTATCCACAATACAATTGAAACATAAGTGCATCATGTTCGTCCGCAAAAACGAAATCCATATGATTTGCCTTGGCACGCCATGCGTATCGTTCAGTGTTGGGCATGCCAAATCGTTCTATTGACCATGCACATAACTCGTTCCACGCCGCATCATTGTTGTAAGGCGATTGCCAGGGTACTCGTACAGTTATCGCCATTTTAGTGCAAAGTGACTTGCGTCTTTGGGGTTGCGGAATCGAAAACGATATCGAGGATTTGGACCAAGCCCCAAATCCATATCAATTTCGTAATCAATGTTGTGTATCAAAAGCCAAGTGCCAGCGTCCAACGCTCGATCGGCACCTTCAATGGTTATAGTGGTCATACTGTATTATACACTATCTGCCATTTAGTGTCAAAACGTCTGTTGTTTTAATGTTTCCCATACCTTTTTCTGGTCCAGGAACTTTTGGCGCAATCGCTCATATTCTTTGGCACAGGCTCTAAGTTCTTCAAATTCCTCCTCCAACTTGGGGTCTGGTGTCAGCATACCAAGTTGGCTTCGAATTTCTCTCAGTGTTTCCATTAAACTAGCATCTCCAAATAGTATGTCGGCACCTTCATCCATTTGCAGTGTCTTGCCCTGTATAACAGTACTTGAACTCCAAGCGGGGCTTATCGAAGTATTGACATAGTACTGTCCACTAGCACTTGATAAATTTTGCCAGGGATTTGCCGGCACTGTAACGTTTCCATAGTTTGTGGGGTAGTGACTCATAAATACATTATACAAGACTTTGTTGCACGAAGTCAACAAAATTAGGAGATAAAATGGCAAACAGTTATAATGTAGTTATTACAACTACTAGACCTTCAACTAGTGTACCTTGGGCACGAGAATACGCTTTTAATTATTGGGGAGAACTATATAACGAAAGCGGAACGAGATTGAACAGCCATCCGGGAATTTCTGCCGGTCCTATCACAATCGACCACGATCTTGATGGAATTACTCCATTTTTTGACTATAACCCCGATAGACAAGGTCTAATAACTCAGGTAACGATTTCTCCATATGCAACCATAAGAACTCTAGGTCCATTTGTTGCAAATACCAGTGTTGTTTCGGCTCAACCCGCGGGATATACTCCCCAAATTGGCGGACACGGTGTCATTAACGGCAGTTTTTATCTTGGAGCAATCTTACCCGGTATCACTTTTGGCACTGATGGAACTGGATTGTCAAACACATCAACTGTGCAAAATAATTGGTACACAGTGGCCAATGCACTTGCAGTTTCGGGATGGACCACCAACAGTAGCGGATTGACCACACTATTCATAAATTCAAAGCTATCGCAAGCCAACACAGTTGATTCATCGGGACAACTTTGGAGAAGTTTAAATTTTCAATATAATGTTTATCCACAACGAGTTGGTATAACCTTTACAGCAACGGCAACTCCAATCTAATCAATTTAAATTTTATGTCAAATAAATTCAATGTAGTCTTCACCTGGGTCAAAAAGGCCGACGATCTCGGTCCCGGAAAATATGCACACCAATATTGGCTCGAGCTGGCAAGAAATGCAGTAGAAATTGATCACGATCTTGATGGAATACCTCCCTTGTATGATTTTTCTGAAGATCCAACCAAGAGATTCACCGAACCCTATATGACCTTGTATACCATGGACCCGTTTGCAGCCGACATGTCGGTAAATGGTGAAAATGTTACACCACCCGGAGCACCCGGTGTCGAGTGTGATCCGCCCACTGCGTCCTGGGCCTGGACTCAAAGACGATTTTATACCACGGTTAATGACGCAACCACTGTGCCCGGCTGGGCCACCGACAGCGACAGTCTAGTGGCGTTGTTTTTAGCGACCAAAATAGAACAAGCCAATACCCTGGATTCAACTGGAGTATTGGCCAAATTTGTCAATTGGTATTATAATGTTTATCCTAATTCAAAAGGATTTACAATTACAGCAACTGCAACACCTGCAGATTAAGTTTATTTTCCGTAAGGATTGACACCACTTGCAGGTGGAGCTATGGCTGCCTGTGTATGTGGCACATAGCCACCATTGTGCACCGGTTGTGCAATGGCCGGAACAGTGGGCAACACTTGATCTTTTACTACAACTGCGGTAACTGGTGCTGTTGTTCCTTTAGGTCCTGCTCCGCGAGTGGGCTCTTGCGCTGCTTTGTTGTTGTTTAAACTGGCGATATTTTGTGCTGACATTACAATTCCTTTAAATATAATATATTTATGTAAGGAAATAGAAAAACCCGCTGACAGCGGGTTTGTCATTAAGTGCTTAGTTAATTAAACTAGGCCCATTGCCAATGCTCGGTAACCAGCGGCTACAACTTTGCGACTTGGTTTGCCATGTACATACTCGGTAACATGAACACCGTTTGCTGCCTTACGACCATTTGCATGGATTGCAAAACCAGCTTGACGGATACGTGTAACTTCTGCGCTCAAGTTACCGATACCAAAACGCTTTTTAGCTTCGCTTGGTGTCAATGTTTCGCCATTCAATACCAACGCTTTAAATGCTTTACCAGTTTTTGTTTGTAAGTTAATCATTTTGTTTTCCTTTAAAATATTTGCAGTTTACTTGACTGCTGATTCTATTATAACAAATGCATTGCAGGATTACAACACATTTGGTTAAAAATTATCGTTTTGCTCGTCCAAAACTTGCCAACCCAGTTTACGCAAATCTTCTTCTATTTCCTCTGTGACCACACCTTCTTGAACATATCCTTCGATGTAAGATCCTTCGTTCATGATACCCGAGCAGTACCACGTCAAGTAGTCACCTTCTTCCCTAATATCAGCCACCACACCACCGGCCCGTCGCCAACTGCAACCCCATGACTCATCTTTGAGTAGAGCCCAAGGTTCCATTTTTTGAAAGTCGTTGTTGCACATGGCGGCATAGAGATTTTGAGCGTATGTTTCGCTGGTTCGCACCTTGGTTATAAACCACGCACTGGCCATCATATCCTCGAACATATTTGGGGTATTGCTCATACTATTACAGGTGCGGTTTTTGCTCGGTCACTGTATATTACAGTACCACGAGCACGTATTAGGTTTACTGCCTCTTGCGGATCGCCCTCAAATATATTCCGCATATCTTCTGTCGTTACATTGGAATCTACGGTTATTGTATATATCTCGTAGAATCTGTGTGCATTGCTACGGGCCCGCCATATCATTTCCACAATAGGCAACCTAGGTGGTTGGGTGTTGCTTAACTTTGCCCACATTAGTTTTTGTTCGTAGGTACTGATATCAAGGACAGACTCTAAGCCTTGATTGTCCCACATCACTAAAAATTTATTAGGTTCCCGCTTGCTCATTTTACATTGATGATCTCAATCTTGGTCACATTGGCAACTTTAAAACTACGCCATTCGGATTTATCTAAACACCAAGCACTTATTACGCTTTCGTTTTTTGTACGTTTACTTTCTGTAAGTTTTGCCGGCAATGCCGCTGCCCGTAAAGTACAGGGCATGACTCGCACACTGCCATCTACTTTGGTAAAAGTAACTTCACAGTCGTTGTTGGACAATAAATCTAAAATTTCTTCGTGGCTCATTATGCGGCTTTATCTTTCTTGTTGGTACGAATCTTGGACTCGTTCTCGATAACTCGCACAAAACTGCGAATAAATGCTCCACGTTGATGTCTATCAGTGTAAGCGGCCGCACTGCGTTTTACTTGTTTGGGTAATTTAATTGCTCGTGAATCGTATGCCATTTTGTTTTCCTTTGGTTAAATTGTATCGGGATCTACTGCTATCCCCTGCCACGCTTTGATTTTGACTTCTTCATCATTGTATACATTGGTCCACTGCTCGCCGGTCCATTTAGCTTGATGTTCCCATGTACTTTTGCCTGCAGGTTTGATCATATAGTTGCCTATACGTACCGGCTTGATCTTTCGAGGGAACCATTCAGTCATTGGATATTCAATGTCATCCATGTTTGAATACTTTTCCCAATTGCCCTTGGCATCTCGACTACCGGCAATGTAAAAGCCAAAACTACTGCTCTTACCATTTGTGCTACCACCCCAGTTCTCAATTCCTTCGCCATCATATAACACTGAGTTAATGATAGGTTCACCATCAATTTCATCGTAGCCCAATGTTAGTTTGGTGATGTCAAATGGTTGTGTTAGTTCAATATTGCCTTCAAAGAATATGCCTTTCTCGCTACTGTCGCCCAAGAATACTACAGTGCCTGGCTCTTCTTGATCAATCCACACTTCATCATTACATTCAAATTGGGGTTCGGGTTCTTCTTCATCAAAGCCAGTTAAGCCATCCAGTTGACGTTCGTATACTGTTTCACCTGTTTCGTCTTCAATTTGAATAGTACCGGCATCTCTATTAACGCCACAGGCATGTGCTAAATTATCTCCCTCGTACCACGAGCCTGGCGGGAATGGTTGAAACTCCTCGGGTATCTCGTGTTCCTCGAAATAGTCACCATGCCAAGCATAGTCACTTAGATCCAGTCTACGACTTTTAAAGTAATCGTAAATTTTACGATCCACTGTGCCCATGACCTTTTCACCACCATAGCCCCACAAGCTAATTTTGTAGGTACGTGGTGTAAACTTTAACACTTCCATTAATTTTTCATGTTCGGGATTTGAGATTTCTTCAGACATTTTTGATTCCTATTGATGATTCAGTTGCCACCATGCCAACCATTGCGTAAAACTATTATACACTTCTCTTGCTTCTTTGTCATCCTGTTCGAGCTTTTTGCCCCTAACATAAAACCCATCGGGTCCAATACGCAACCATTCCTCGGGTTCGTCGTTGTCGTTTGTTAAAAATGTAATGGTGTTAGTTATTCCTTTAGTATCAACCATGCGTACTCCTCTTCGGTAAATGTCGCATTCATTCGGATCCAACCTTGATTAAGTGCTTGTTGAATCGCTGCTTGAATATGTATGGGGCAAGCTGGGGTAATTTCAAGAAAGGCTCTATTGCCCACCATCAAGCCATCCGAAACTGTGTAGCCGGGATCATCTTGTTTTACTATTTTAAACGCCATTACTTGCCAATCCTTTGTATATAAAAAATATCTTTGAATATATCCATTATGGCTTGAGTACGTGTACGTCCACGACTCATACGTTCTCGAATATTGATTTTTATCAACATCACCGCAATGACCACAAAATATCCCATCATAAGGAGATTCATTAGGTCTAAAAATATACTAAACATTCGGTTTCCAATGTTGATTATCATTTATCATATACTTAATAAATTGTTATGTTTGAAAAAGTGCCATGTGATTCGGGAGTTAATGTAGGCCAAATTGCCTCATCTTTTTTAAAGAAGTCGTCAAAATATCTTTCTCGAGGATTGACATCTAAAAAATCTTGTATTAATTTTATCACAGTTGATTGGGATCGGTTTACTGTTTCCTTGGTAGCATCATTGAAATCATGATCAAATACTGTTTGTAAATAAGTCAATGCTTCTATAGGCATGGGATGTCCATCATCTAATTTGGGATGTATTAGTTTTTCCATTTTTCTTTTGTAAGACAAATCATTATTCCAAAGCACTTCAAAAAAACTTTTTTGCACACTTGCAAGAACATCACTGTAGTTCTCGGTCAGTGTATGGTTGTTGAATTTGTCTGTGTTGTTCCAAGTATCCATTAAATCAAAATCACACATCTTTAAAAAATGATATTGGCACTGTCTTTTCTCTAAAAACTCCTTGACTGCTTTGATTATAGCATAATCTCGTAACAGGTAGTACATGGGATCTGCCCATTTTTTAATGTACTTTTCATCGTAGGTGTTCTGCGAATATATATTGCCCGGAGTGTACCATCGTCCATCCAAATATCGATCTTCTCGAGCAACGCTGGTCCAACAAATTATCACCAGATCATTTTCGTTGATTTGAAAATAATTGTCGGCCTGCATTAGTTTATTGAATGCATATTGATTACTAGATCCACCTCGTCCAAAATTGTTAACAGTTAAACCAAGCTCGTGCCCTACTATGTCGGCCCAAGTTGGCCAACGATGTTGTGTAAAGCTACATCCAAATGCAAAAAACCTACCGGGAGCACGAGTGATTAATTTGGGTCTCACAACTTTTCACCTGCTGCAAAACCTCTAAAACTTTTGAATCTTGGAAAGCGCAAACTGTATGACCCGTCTTGATTCTGTGTAACTGCATCAGCACGTACTTCAACTATTTGTCCAATAGTGCCTGCACGATCTGCCCATACTGCATCACGCAATTCGTCACTCAAGCCACCGCCTACACTCACACGAATCAGTCGACCATCGTCCTCACCTTCACAGATCAAGTTGCCCAGTCTGTGTTCGTTCTTGCCGGTGCCTTCTTCACAGTCGACTACAGTAAGTGATACTTCAATAAACGGTTTGAGTTTAAGCCAACTACGTCCACGCTTGCATTCATAAACTGCGTTAGGATCCTTGATCATGATGCCTTCGTAACCTCCGGCTACTGCTTGAGTATTGATCATTTTATATCGAGCTTGACCTTTGACAGTGTCAAGATCAACAACCTCTTGTCCCACTACAGTGACATTGGGCATGTGGTCGCTGATTAGTGTGTACCAACTATTTAATTGTTGGCTACGTTGTACCTGTGTTTGAATACCACGTCCCGCACTGAATTCGTCTAGGGTAACAATATCAAACAGGTTCAATACTGCATCCTGTGTCTGTACATTGTCTTTTCTACGTGCCTGCTTCATTAGGTCTTGAAAACTTGCACTCATTACCTCACCATCAAGTACTGTAGGTACCTTGAACAACTTGGCATGCTTACTTATTTGTTCTCGAATGTGCGGAAAGTTTACCAGCTCTTTGCCGTTACGACTGTATTGATCTACCCTGCCATCAGGATAAACAATAGTGATCACACGCATGCCATCTAGTTTTACTTCGACAATTTTTTCACCAACAAGTAAATCTTCGTGATGCGTACTGTCGCTAGCCAGCTGGCAAGAAAAAATAGGAATTGAGTACTTGTCATTTATTTTTGCTACCACTTTGTTTACAGTTTTTTCGCTTACCCCACAACGCAGATCTTTAATTAAAATTCTACGGTACCAGCCATTCCATTCTTGAACAGTGGCTTGATTCATCATGTGCACTATGGCCACACGAGCTGCATCGCCGGTCAACTGTCGTTTTGCTAATTTTTCAGCAGTGGCCCAAAATGTATCGGGCTTGAGTCCACGGCCATCTTTTACTGCCTCGGGCACTTGCTTAACGCCATATGTAATCATGGGATCAAGAGCAGCACGAATACCGCGGAACAATTCCGCATTGCCGGCTCGGGCTTCGGCTTCAAGTATTGCTTCTTTGTTTAAACGACTGGCATGATCTTCTAAACTGCCAATAACACGATAACATTCTGACATTGCAATTCCTTATTTCTTAATATGTACATATTATAGCACACTTGCCATTTGGTGTCAAATCAGGATTCTTGTGCTTTTGTCAACAAGAACATGGTGACATCTGCGCTATCAACTTTGACACATTGTGAGCTGTATCTTGTGATGGTTTTTCGCCAATTATAACTATTGTTCTCGGTCAACGCCGTCAATGCGGCCTGCTTGGGCGTGAACTTTTCGATCCTGCCCAAGACCAATCCACCACCATTGACACCTTCAAAGGCAACTACATCACCTACCGCCAATTCTCGTCCTAGAAAATCTTTCATTTTGCAAACGCCTTAACGTGTCGGCAGTCACCCCTAAACTTGAATCCTGAGCAACTGCAACTATATACACCGTCTTCTAATCGCACAATATACAAGTCGCCTTTGCTACCAGTAACTTCCCAACGATTGGGGTTTGTGGTTTCTTCTACCGTAAAATTATTGGGGTCGGCAATTTCTTTGAACTTACGACCACGTGTATCTATGCGTATGGGCGTTTTAAATTTAAAAACTGCCTTGTCGCCAGCCTTGATATACGCAAACATCTTGCTCTTACCGTCATCCATGTAATAAGCATGATTGGGAGTTGAATCGGGCCAGTCGGTTGTTTCTTGAAACAATTTCATTTTGTGATCCTGAAAATGATACCTTGTGCGGTATGTACTTTTTCGTAACCGCGTTCTTTGCAAATCAAATCAATTTCTTTTGCCATTCTACGATCACGTACCTGTCCTCGGTCAACTTTTACTGTGATAAACTTTTTACGATAAGTCGGTTCTTTAAGAACATTGGTGTATGCAAGATCGACTATATCTCTAAAAGATTCAGCACGTGCTCGTTGTGCTGGAGTATAAATTACACGACATTCGTCACTGTATTGATACGCATTTTTGGCAGCAGCCCAAGCATACGAACCTGCACTTTTAGTTTCTAATTCTTTTGTAGCCATTTGTTGCTCCTAATCGTTTACTATATACATATTATAGCAAATCTTTCATTTCTGAGCAAATGGGATGTTGTATTTGAGCAACAAAGAAAAAGCCCCAAAAATGGGGCTGATTAAATCTTTTTGAGCTTAAGTATTTGTAACTGTATACCAGCCTGCGGGGAAAGTAACATTGGCAGTATCTGCTAGGAATCGATTCCAATAATGTTCCCAGGTTGGGAAAGATGGCATCTCTATATTTCCAAAATGTGTAACGGTATTGTTGGAATATATAAACCCAGGTTGATAAGTGTGTATGTCAATAACGTGTCTGCTGGCTTCAAAACTGGGAAGAGTTACCGGAACGCTATTGGCAGTATAGTTGATATTGGTCATAAAAACAATGGTATTGTTTGAATAAAACGCAGCAAGTGCTGCATTTCTTTCGGCTTCGGCAGAGATATATTCGGTTGCTTCGGCGCTAGACAATACAATATTTGCCCAATCTGATATGGTAACATCGGTTACGTTCCCGTTAATTGACATTGTTGGACTGTTGGGCAAATGAATTACTGTAGGCATATTATCTTTCCTTAATAATACTATTTATAGAAAAACCCGCCGGAGCGGGTTTTTTGGTGGTTTCTGTTACGAGGTATTTCCTACCCTAGGCCGAGTTTAGGCAGCCAATGCGAACAGTTCGTCGTTTGCAGTTACGTTTTTGCTTCTTCGACCGGGTCACCCCAATCCTAACGGGTTCTACATTCCCGAGTTGCCGTCGTTACTATCTAGCCCTGTCGAAACTATGCAGGCCCATCATAAAAAGATTAACTTGGCTTTCCTAAATATCTTGATGCATCAATGTTCTTTGCTAATCCAGTTTTGACAAACTGAATATATCCTGTTGGATCATAAACATTACCCTGTTTATCCTGTAACCAATAGTGCGGTATCTTTTTCCATTCCTCACTATACTCTGGGTCACTTTTGATAAACTGTTTTCTTGCAGTTGGATCATTAAAATCCAAACCTTGTTTAATAAACTCACGCTTCATTTCTTTTGTGAAGTCTGCTTTGTCATAAACAACGTTGTCTGCCAAAAAATAACCACCGTATCTCTGTAATTCTAAACCTTTTTCTTTGGCCCAATCCATCATGTGAAGTGCGGCAGGCCCGCAATTATCTCTAATAGAATAGTATCTTAATTCTTTAGGAGATATACTCTGTAGGAATTCAGGTACCAAATCATTAGTAGATTCGGTTAATATTTCATTTATACGCATCTAATATTTATTCAATCTCCTTATGGTGGACCTGGGGGGATTCGCACCCCCGTCCAAGACTCCTTCGCTCGGAAGGGATTACAACCATTCTTTAAAAGTTGTCACGCCACAACTTTTCTAATTCGGGATCTTCACGAGCTGGATCATGAAGTACGAGGCCTATCACACTTGTTACAAACCACAGTACTCCAAAAATCCAACCATATTGTGCCATAAAGTATTTATTACTCAGCTACAGTTTCAGTGGCTTCTTTCTTGGCACGTGCCTTGATAGCTTCCATGCTAGGAGCCGCTTTAACCTTAGTACCAGTTGCCTTGACTGTGGCAACTGCATTGTACTTGCTATCGGCATTGTCAATTGCCTCGCGGTACGCAGAATTTGCATACAACTCGCTAGACTTCAAAAACGCTACAACCTCGCTCTTGGTCATACCATTGGGCAATTCCATCAGCTGGATGTCCTCATCGCTTTTGCTTAAAATCTTAATACGGCTTACCAAGTCGTTAGCAAAACGAACTTTGTATGCACCTTTATTCTTGCTAACACCAGCCACTGTAAATAATTTATCCATTTGAAAACCTCGTTAAGTTAAGTTGAAAAAATAATGCCAATTTCATTACTGGCATATTCAAATTGTACTATCTTTCGAATTTGGTGTCAAGTACATTTTGAATTTGATTTGCCCAATCATTGGGCGAGTTCTTTAGATTCGGATTTGACCTTGTCAATACCATGGTCCAGCATTTTAGCAACACCACTAAAGCCCACGGTAGCAACAACCACGCCCAAAACAAAACCAATTATTAAATTACGCATGATCAGTCCTTTCTAACAACATTGCCTTTAAATACTCCGCCTAGTAGAATCACTGCGGCCCAAGTATCAAAACTCATGGGAATATTGAGACTGGGGAATAATGTATTCAAACTCCAAATGGTGCACAAAGGCCCAAATATTATCATCAATACCATAAACGCCACTGCACCTAACACCTTATCCATTTGAACACTCCTTTTTAAACCGTTGATAAAAATCCTCGTTGATAGCATCCATTTCGGATTGCTCAACATAGAAGTCGGTACGTGGGTCATAGTATTGTCCTTCACGTGCATCATAGTAGAGCACACGTCCGCTAAAATTAAACGGACCTTCTAGTCCCTTGCGTGGTCCATAATTGTCACGCATGGCATCTATTGTGTTAACGACTCTATAACCCATTTACTGCTCCTTGTTGTTTACTATCGCTTATTATAGCACTCTAATCATTTCTGGTCAAATTTGGTGTCTTGTTGGCTCTTGAGCTTCATAAGTTCAATTTGATACAGATTGTACATACAAAAAAGCATTAACAAAACACTTGCCGACCCTATCAAAATGTTAGTTGGTACTAGCACAACCAATGCGGAGCCGGCTAAAACTAGGGCCAAAGCAATCAAAAACTTTGACATTAAATTTACGAATGCTTGGACCTGTATTGATAATTTCATATATTTCCTTTGTTTAAAATTGTATTATAGCACGATGCCCATTTCTGGGCAAATAGACTGTTGCGTTTATGCAACTGCCAACGACACTTGTCGTTTAACATTTTCGTCTGCTAGTTCAAGTGTCTTTTGTTGCAGGCCTCGTTGCATCATGCTGAGATACATCTCTTGCTTTTGAGCAGGAAGTTCTGCGAACAACATCAAAAGACTGCTTTCGTAGTAGCCTGAAGCGTAAGCATAATCACCGTATAGGGCTCTAGTTACTTTTGTGAAGTTATCCACTGCGTTTTGCATCAAAGCCTGATTAATTTCTTTTGACATTTCAACTCCTTATTACTTACTATACTCATATTATAGCGCCTTTGCCATTTCTGGGCAAACGGGGTGTTGTTAATGTGCAACATCCTCGGGTAATACTAAAGCATTATGCAATTGATCCCGGGGCACTCCGTGATCGCAATAGCCTTCTAGAACCATGTCAAAATAACTTTGACTGGGCAAACTGTCTTCGTGTCCCTCTACCATGAAATAAGTTGTGGCATTTACAATCTCACCATCATGCTCAACTTGCAAAGGTGCACGATTGTAGTAGTAGGGATAGCCTTCAAGTATATCCAAGGCCATCAAGCACTCGGGTGTGATGTCCCAAAGTACACCATCCACATAACTACCGGGCTCAACCACAACATCTGCAGGGCCTGCAAATCTAAATGCATGATCCAGTAGTCGTGCAGGACCCAGCGAGATCGCGCTAGGGCATCTATAGGCCATGCCCTCTCTGTTAGTATTCATACCATATGCGAAATATAACATCATTGCTCCAAGGTTAATAACATCAGCGTGACTTCGGCTTCGTCACGCAAATAAATCTTGCTCTTACGTGTATTGCCACTGTAAAACTGTGTACGCCAGTTTTCATTGTGGGTGTGATTTTCCCAATCAACACTAGGACCAAATCTAGCCCTAAAATAGTCTGTGGCACGACTACGCATCATCTTGTCTTTAAGACTACCATCAAACTCAATGATAGTAGTAAAACCCTGTTTAAAATAATTACGTCTGCCGTCG